AAAATGATGGTACATTATATAAAATCTATCAGCCAAAAAATCAAAATAAAAAATTCCTTAAGCTAGGTAATTATATACAGGGTTCTGAACAGTTAACACTAACTAAAAAGTATCTTGTTATTACTTCATCTTTAAAGGATATTATGGCATTTAACAAGCTTGGATTCAGTAATATTGAGTGTATTGCACCAGATAGTGAGAATACATTGATAAAAGAGTCAAGTATTGATAAGCTAAAAGAAAAGTATCAAAGCATATGTATACTATTTGATAATGATGAAGCCGGTATAAATTCTATGAAAAAGTATAAAGAAAGATATGGTCTTAACTATATCATATTAAACATGGAGAAAGATGTATCTGATTCTATTAAAGTACATGGTATACAAAAAGTAAAAGAGGAGATATTTCCACTATTAAAACAAGCAATACATGAAAGGTAAAATAACAATTAAGTTTAAATTTGAAAAAGATAAACCTTATGAGTTTAATAAAAATGTAAAGATAGAAGGTGTAACTGCAGTTCATATTGCATCAACTATTGGTTCATTAGTAGACGCATTAAGAGATAATACACCAATTCATGAACAAGATGCTGTGATTAAAATGTTAAGTGAGATTTTTAAAGTTGAAGAAACATTTGTGAATCCAATAACTATTGTACCAAAAGGAAACGCATAATACATATTGATATGAGTTGGATATATAAAGGTAAAGAATTTACTGAGAGTAACATACCTGAAGGTGGTGTTGGCTTTATTTACATTATGACTGCTATTATAGATGGTAAATCTGTTGCTTATATTGGTAAGAAGAACTTCTTTGCCAATATTAAAAAACCATTAGGTAAGAAAGCATTAGCAATGTCTACTGATAAAAGATTAAAAAAATACACAAGGGAATTAAAACCTGACTTTATGAGATATTACAGTAGTAATAAAATACTTAAAGATGCTCACAAAGCAGGTATAGTAATTAAAAGAGAAATACTTAGAATATGTTATACTGGAATGGAACTTACTTATCAAGAAACTAAACACCAGTTTATGTATGAAGTACTTGAGAAAGAAGAATACTTGAATGGTAACATACTAGGTAGATTCTATAAAATAAAATAATTATGGCTGAAAATAATATTGAGAGCATACTAATTGGATTAGTAAATGCTGGTATAAAAAAAGTAAGAGTCTATTATGAAGGAAGCGGTGATAGCGGATGTATTGATTCTATACAAAGTACAACAGATTCTAATATTACTTTTGAAGATTTAGAAGATTGGCAGGTAGGTGATGACTTACAAAAACTTAATAGCAGTTTATATTCATTAGTTGATGACTTTTGTTCTGAACAACTACTTAATGATATTGAAGATTGGTGGAATGATGATGGTGGTTGGGGTACTATACATATAGATGTAGAGGTAGGTACCTATTCAATTCAGAATAATGTTAGAGTTGTTCATGAGGAAGAGTATACGCATGAAGGTAATCTATTTGAAAAAAATAAAAAATAATGGCACATCCTTTAGAACACTGTAAATCCTCAATAAAAAAATGGGGTGGAGAATGGAGTGATTATATTGCAATTCATAATTGGTTTGATGAAACTAAAAAATGGATTGGGCATAGTAAACACAGAATGTTTAGACATCATAGTGAAGGTATATTTGAATGTGAAAAGATATTTGGAATGTCTTTTGTCAACTCAGATGGTAAAACTGTATACACAAGATATGTTGGTGAACAACATGTAAAAGAAGATTGTAATGGATATATTCCTACAGCAAAGGAATGGGTTGACATGATTGCCAGTGGTAAACCTAAAGAATGGGCAATAAAAACTTTAAAAATTGAAGACTGATGGAAAATATAACACATGAATGTTTATTAAAAAATGACTGGGTATGTTCTGATATAGAAAATCAACAGTATACACATACCTTTTATCCAAATTTGACATTGTTTTTAAGCAAAGATTATGGTATTGATAATAACTATATGGTAAAGTTATTAGCAGCATCTCATAACCTTGGTGAAACTCTAAATCTTAATATAAATTGTATAACTATTACTGATTTAAGAGGACTTGAAGCTTTACTTCATAGAGCAAGTGCTGTAAGTATAATTAAAAATGTATTGTTAAAATATTAAAGTAAAAAGTAATGGAAGAAGTAAAAGAAATTAAACTAGAAAATGAGAAAATCAAAGTGGTTTTCACAAATGAGGCCCACCCTGATGAGCCAAGTTTACAAGTAGAATTTATTTGTGTAAGGAATAGTGAAGGTGTAAAAGAAACTCAATTATTGATAGATCCATCTGTTTTTAACAGAGAGCCATCATTTATGGGTGAATTATATATGAATACATTTGATTCTTTAGCAACTGTAAGAGAAATATTTGATAAAGGTGAACTGTATGAAGGTGTACGTACAATAACTATAGAACAATACAAGCAGTATTTGATAAAAGTAAGAGGTGTTGATCCAAAAAATTTATAAAGACTGATGGAAAAAGTAGTACTGACAAAAGAAGAATATATAAATATTATTAAAATGTATGAGTCATCTGATAAAGATAATCATACTGTTGCTAATGAGATACTTAATAACTGTGATTTAAAAGAATCATTACCTTGGGTGTTATTAATATATGCAGCAAGTAATAATGGTAATGAGTATTGGAATAAAGAAGTACCTAAAATGTATGAGATAGTAAAAAAGTATCCAATACATAGTGAGTATAAACCTTCTGTGGATAGAATACTAAGTACATTACTTAATATAAATGCAGAACCATCTGTAGTTGATACATTTTTAGAATGGCATGTAGAAGAATTAACAAAAACTATGGGTCATTGGGGTTATCCTACAGATAAATTAAATTATTCAATAACATTGAAACATGACTAAAACTAGAGAAGATAGTTTAGCAAAAACCAGTAAAGACTTAATGTTAAAGGAGCCTTATTATGGGTTCTTTTTAATTATGTTGAATAAAGTATGGGATAATAAAAAAGTTCCTACTGCTGGTGTTAGTAAACATAATATTAATTATCAGCTTACTATTAATGAAGAATTCTGGACAGGATTAAGTGAAGATCACAAACTTGGATTACTTAAACATGAGCTTTTGCATATTGCATTTGGTCATTTGACTATGTATTTTAAGTTTAGTGATAAGAAGCTTGCTAATGTTGCAATGGATATGGAGATCAATCAGTATATTGATACAGATTATCTCCCAGAAGGTGGTATCAATATAGATGATTATCCTGATTTAAACTTAGACAGAAAAGCTGGTTGTAGATATTATTATGAGAAACTACAACAAGCTAAAGAACAGAAAGACAAAGGTGGTGAAGATGGAACTAGTGGTGATGAAAACTTTGACAAATTGTGTGATCAGATGGACTCTGGTGACGGTATGCCAAGTGATCATCCAACATGGTCTGATTTTGAAGATTTAACTGAGGCTGAACAGAAGCTAATTGAGAAGCAATTGAATAAGATTCTCAATGATGCTAAGGAAATGACTGAAAAGAAAAGAGGTAATGTTCCTGGAGAAATTGAGGGCTTACTTGAAATGGAGGCAATCACTCCACCTAAGTTTGATTGGAAAGGTTATATCAGAAGATTTACTGGTGTATCATCTAAAGTGTATACTAAAAAGATAAGGAGAAAAGAGAATAGAAGATATTCTGAAAATCCTGGTCTAAAGATTAAAATGAAACAACATATGTTGTTGGCTATTGATACTTCAGGTTCTGTATGTGATAAAGAATTACATGAGTTCATGAATGAGATACATCACATCTATAAACAAGGTGTTGATATTACAATAGTTCAGTGTGATACGGCTATTAAGAGTATAGAGCCGTATAAAGGTAAAAATGAAATTAAGATATATGGTAGAGGTGGGACTGAATTTGATCCCGTCCTTGAATATTATAATGAAAATATAAGAAAATATACTAGCTTGGTGTATTTTACTGATGGTGAATGCTATACAAGCGTTAAACCTAAAGCTCCTATTTTATGGGTGCTGTCTGAACAATCATATATGAATACAGACCTACCAGGTAAGGTTATCAAGTTAGAATTATAAATTTAAAAAATTAAAAAAGATGAGTCAAGTTCAATTAAATGTAGAAGAGTTAAAAGGGTTTTTAAAACACATTGTTAATAATAATCAATATATCCAAGCTGAAGGTAAAGTACCTGTTGCAATTAACGTAGAAGGTGATGCAGGTCTTGGTAAGACTTCAGCTGTTAAGCAATTAGCAACTGAGATGGGTATGGATATTATTAAATTAAATCTTTCACAAATTGAGGAGTTAGGTGATTTGATTGGGTTTCCATTCAAAGAGTTTGAGATGGTAAGAGAAGATGGTGTTGTTAAGTGGGTTCAAGAGTCTTTAATGGAGACTTATATCAAGAATAGGTATAGACCAACTAGCAATAGCAGAATGTCTCATGCTGCTCCTGAGTGGATTCAAGGTAAAGGTGAAGGTGGTTTCTTAATCTTAGATGATTATACACGTGCGGATTAACAAAATATGCAGTCTAGTTGTGTTAGTGTGAATAATTTGATTATCTTTATGATATGGAAAAATTAAACACAGAAACACTTAAGACAGCATTAAAGTGTATAGGAATCTATAAAATTAAAATTAATGATAAAGAGTACATTGGTAGCTCTTGTAATATTGGTCATAGGTTAAAACACCATTTGTGGTCTCTTAAAAATTTAAAACATCATAATAGAACAATGCAAAACTTATATAATAAATATGGTAAAGATGAAATTTACTTTAATATTGTAGAGGAATGCACTGATGATATTTTAATTGAAAGAGAAGCTTATTATATTAACACAATTATTCCTTATATAAATCATATACTAGATCCACAAACTCTAGTTAGAGATGATATTTATAAACAAAGAATAAGTGATGCTAAGAAAAAAGCTTATGCAAATGGTTTAAAACCTCATAATCTTAGAGCAGTACATAAGTATTCACTAGAAAAAGGTGAATATTTAGAAAGTTTTGAATCTTTTACAGCTGCTGCTAAATCTATTAATGCTAAAAGTATTAACAGTATAAAAGCAGTGTGTAGTTTAAAACAAACCTCTGCTGGAGGATTTGTTTGGTCCTTTTATAAAGCCCCTTATGTGCTTTTAAAGACTAAACAATACAAGTTAGAACCAGTATTACAATATACTAATGATAATACTTTTATCAAAAAATGGGAGTCTATAAAACAAGCAAGTAAAGAACTTAGTATCTCTAATATTAATAGAGCAATATCTAAAGACTTAACTGCTGGTGGTTATAGATGGAAAAAAGCATAAAGTGGTTGGTCCGCAATAAATTCTGTGAATTCAGGGAAACTCCAGAGATGGACAATCCTGAGCCAAGCCTTACAGGGATGTAAGGAAGGTGCAACGACTAGTATATGGAGCCTAGAACAGGCAGTAAAATACCAAGAGCGCAGAACACATAGAAATATGTGATGATATAGTCTGAACTGTAGATATAATCTAAAAGAAACTACAGAATCATAGGATAAAGAGCCTATGAGATAACATAATGCACCGCTTTATGCAAGCAACAATGGAATTAATTGATCAGCAAGAATATATTTCATGGGCATTACCTAAGAACTGGCACATTGTATTGACTTCTAATCCAGATAATGGTGACTATAATGTAACTGCATTAGATGTTGCTCAAAAGACTAGATTTATCTCAGTTGAGGTTAAGTTTGATATTAATGTATGGGCTAAGTGGGCAGAGCAAGTTGGTATTGATGGTAG